AAAAGGTTCGCGGCGGCGAGTTGCATGATGGAATCATTTACGCATCATCCGGCAGACCGCTTTGGTATGCGTTCTTGGACAAGAATCAAGAACTTGAACAATGGTTACCTGCGCAGAATGTCATCCACCTTTACGATCCTGAGTGGCAGTATCAAGGACGCGGAATCACCGCATTGACTCACTGCATCAACGATTGCCGAGACATCATCCAATCAACCGAATGGGAGCGTCTTGCCATGATGCAGATGAGCAGCATCAGTCTGATCGAATACAACGACAATGGCGGACCAGACCTCGATGACCCATTCACAACGCTGACTGGAGTCAGTGGAGATCAAAACAAAATGGTAGTCGAGAGTCTTGATGGCGGAACAGTTCGGTATTTCAAAAGCAACTCTGGTGGCAAGATTGATACACTGGTCAACAATCGTCCGGGCAATCCGTTCTTGGATTTCCACGACAGATTACTCAAGGCAGCATTTGCTGGTCTGAACTGGCCTTATGCTTTCTACAACGGACACGGAGCCGGAGGCGGCACAGCACAGCGCACCGAGATCGCAATGGCTCAACGCGCAATCGAGGATCGGCAAGACCTGCTATTTTATGCAGCCAAGCGCATCGTTGGATATGCAGTCGCAAAAGCTCAAAAACGCGGCGATCTGCCAGCATCCGCGGATTGGTGGAAATGGGAGTTTTCGACACCTCCGAAGCTGACCATCGATGATGGACGAATCACAAAAGAACTTGAGACGCTTTGGAAGATTGGCGCAGCGAATATGCGCGACATCGTGGCAATGCGTGGCAAGACATACGAGGATCACATCCGCGAGCGTGCCGATGAGGTAGCACTACGCAAGATGGCAGCACAGGCAGCATCTGAAGTTTACGGCGTGCCTATCGATGACCGCGAGATGTCGATGCTTACGCCAAACGAAACTGCAAGCGCTCCAGCACAACGACCCGAAAGGCGCATGGATAGGGAGGAAGACTCACCGGACGAAGAAGAAGAAGACGACATGGAGGAAATGGACGATGCCTGAAGAGAATTATCCAACAGATGCCATGCGCGAGGAAGCTCGCCGTGGTCTTGAATGGCGGCGTGAATACGGACGCGGAGGCACGGCCGTAGGAGTCGCACGCGCAAGAGACATTGCCAGACGTGCCAATCTCAGCGATGACACCATTCGGCGCATGAACAGTTATTTCGCGCGGCACGAAGTCGATAAGAAAGGACAAGGATTCTCACCGGGCGAACCGGGCTATCCATCTGCCGGACGTATCGCATGGGCACTGTGGGGAGGAGATCCCGGAAAACGCTGGGCAGCCGCTTGGGTGCGCAGAAAAGAATCGCAAAATCAACAAACACAAAACACCATGAAAATACTTTCAATCGAAAACAAGGCAGCAAAGCTGCGGCTCGACGAGCAAGTAGACAGCAATTCAATCAAGCCTCTGGTTCAAGAGATCGAGCGCGTATTTGGCGCTGAGGCAGCACAGAATGGTCTAGTCACTGGCGAGATCACCAACTGCATCGCCAACGCAGCAGACACTCTGGACATCGACATTCATTCACCCGGTGGATCTGTCATGGATGGCTATGTTCTTTACAACGCAATCAAGGATATGCGTGAACGCGGAGTCTATGTCACTGCGCACGTTCAACTGGCAGCATCGATGGCCTCAGTCATTGCCATGGCAGCAGATCGTATCGTGATGCGCGAAGGTGGCCGCATGATGATCCATGACGCGAGTGCAGTGACGATGGGCAATGCCGATGAGCACAGCGCCAAGGCCACGCTCCTTGAAAGCATCTCCGATGAGATTGCCGGCATCTATGCAGGACGGACTGGCATGGACAAAAAAGCAGCACGCGCATTGATGAAAAAAGAGACTTGGATGGACGGCAATCAAGCAGTCGAGATGGGATTTGCCGACGAGTCATTTGACAGCAAGCCAAAGGGCATGACTGGCATTCTATCCAAACTATTTCCGGGCAACGACGAAGTTGCAAAGCTTGAAGCGGCTATTGCAGACGCAGACACGCTCCGCAACGATTTGGCAACTGCTCAGGCACGCATTGACGAACTTGCACCTCTGGCAGAAGCAAATGCTAACTTGCAGATCGAATTGAATGATCTCAATGCCAAGCTCGCAGAGTCTGAAAAGGTCGCTGCTGAAAACCAAGAGACAATCGAAAATCTCAAAGCTGAAGTTGAGGCAGTAGAAGCTAAGGCAGCCGCCAAAGCATCTGAGATCCTCGCTGAGCAAGGTCATCCGGCACCAGTCAAATTGGTCGAAGAAGGCACTGAAACAAAATCGATTCTCGATCAGTTCAACGATTTGAAAGGCAACGAAGCCACAGCATTTTACCGCAAGCATCGTAAAGCGATCCTTGCTGCACAATCCAAAGCATAATCTCTAACCAGAAAACACTATGTCCACTACGTTTAACGACAAAATCTACACGCAAGAGGTTCTCAATGCCTTCACCGCAGGGCTTGCTCCTCTTTCCGCGTTCACCCGTTCATTCAGCCCAGAAGCTCGCCGCAAAGGTGATTCTATCATCATCCCTCGCGTTGATGCTCTTAGCACCACGACCTTTGCATACGCGAACAACAGCGGCTATCCCTACGAAACCGAAGGCGGCTCTGTTGCAGCTATCACGCTCAACCTCGACCAGCACCAGATCGTCGGAGTCGATATCACCGACATCCAGTTCGCCAACTCCTCCAATGCTGACATCACTTTGTTTGCTCAGCAACAAGGTCGCGCACTGGCTCGCAAGTGTATCGGTAACGTGTTCGCACTGCTCAGCACCACCAACTTTGGTTCCGCTGCTGCAACTGCTGTTTCAATCGCCAACACTGGCGTGACTCAGATCCGCAACGCTCGCAAGACTATGGTTGACCGCAAGGTTCCCATGGACAACTTGAGCTTGGTTGCCAGCGCTGAGCTTTACAACGCTCTGCAAGGTGACAGCAACATCGCTCAAGCCTTCCAATACGGCGGTCCAGAAGCGATCCGCGAAGCTCGCATTCCTCGCCTGCTTGGCATGGATGTTTACGAGACGAACGCGCTCGCTCTTGGTGGCACTCTCTCCTTGATCGGCTTCCTCGCTCATCCTGACTCGATGGCACTTGCAGTTCGCAACCTGACTCCGCAGGATGGTGGCGACAGCTACTTGGCAGTTGAGACTGTGAGCGATCCAGAAACTGGTCTTTCGTTCACCTATCGCCGCCACTTCAACCCCGGCAAGGGTCGCCACTTTGCAAGCATCGAGTGCTTGTTCGGTGTCACTACTGCTCTCACTCTTGGTATCGGACTGCTTAGCAAGGCAGACTGATTGGTTCGCATCGGTAGCTTGCAGCCGCTCTGGTTCGTCCGGGGCGGCTGTTTTCTTTGACATGATCGCAAGTTTGATATGACAGATGACAGACCGCGCATTTCATTGTGCGCAATTACCGGGAACTGTGAGCGCGATGTTGTGCGCTTCCTTGATGCGTTTCAGCCATACGTTGACGAAGTGGTGATGCTTCGCGCCATCGGCAACCAAGAGCCAGACAAGACGCTCGACATCGCCAAGGAGCGCGGCTGCATTATCGGCGAGTATCACAACGCAAAAGGCAACGACTGGCCGCACGTTGACAACTTCGCAGCGGCTCGCAACACATCCTGCAAGCTCGCATCTGGTGAGTGGATTATGTGGGCAGACCTCGATGACACCGCCGAGGGACTGGAGCATCTCCGCGAGATCATCGCCAACATACCAGACGGCACTGACATTCTGCGTTGTCCATACGTTGTCTCAGAGCAAGGCGTGACTGCAAACTATCGTGAGAGAGTCTGGCGCAACAATGGCGAGCATGAATGGGTCAATCCGATCCATGAAAACCTTGTTCGCGTAGACCGAGAGGAAGCACCGCAAGCTCAGACTGATCGCGTGAAGATCGTCCATGCTCCCAGAGTGGATCGTGAATGCTCACAGGATAGGAATATGCGAATCCTTGAGGCAGTGCCAGAGCAAGACCGCACTCACTCGCACACGTTCTATCTTCTCTGCGAATATGCTAGGCGCAAAGATCCAAAAGCAGTTGAGACAGCTAAAGCATTCCTGGCTCATCCTCAAAGTGCCACGCCTGAGCGGTATGAGACTTACATGACACTGGCGGCAATGACAGAAGATCCAGCAGCAAAGGCAGCAATCCATGTGCAAGCCTATGCTGAAGATCCGAGCCGTGCTGAGGCGCTTTATGAGCTGACATCTCTCTCACTGCTCTGCGATGAACCTGAGCGCGCTTTGGCATTCTCCGAGCATATGATGACTTGCAAGTGGCCAGATCAACCATCGTGGAATCATCGCAAGATGTTCTATGGGTTTTTCCGCGCCGATTTGCATTGGCAAGCAATGCGTGCAGCCGGGCAAATCATTGAATCAGATACACGCAGGACAAATGCTCTTGTCCAATCCGGGCTTCCCATCATCAGTCTGCTTCACGCAACTCGCGGCAGACCAGAGATGGCAATAAAAACGCGCATGGAGTGGCTGCGGATGGCAGATCATCCAGAGCGCATCGAGCATCTATTTGCAGCAGACCAAGATGACGAAACAGCAGGAGCATTGAGTCATTGCCAATCGATCTATCTGCCGAATGGCACAGGCGGGCCAGTGGCAGCGTGGAATGCAGCAGCACGCTATTGTCGAGGTCAGGTGCTTGTGCAGCTAAGTGACGACTGGCGACCGAGCAGAGGATGGGACACGGCAATCATCAACTCCATTGGCGATCTTGAAAAGCCATCTGTTCTTGCAATCAATGACGGCCACAGAAAAGACGATCTGCTTTGCATGGCAATCATCACGCGATCGCGATACGAGCAGCAAGGCTATCTGTTCCATCCAGAATTCTTCTCAATGTTCAGCGACAACTGGCTCTCTGAATGTGCATGGAAAGATGGCGTTGTGATCGATGCCAGAGACAAAATCACATTTGAGCATGACCATCCGTTTTTCCGTGGAGAAACGAATGTTGATGAAACGTATGCACGCAGCAACGCGGCCGGTCATTACGAGCAAGGCAAGGCAATCTACGACAAACTGAAATCAAATCGACAATGAGCGCAGGAAAAGGAGACGCACCAAGAGCAGTGAATGGCGAAACATACCGAGACAACTACGACCGAATATTCAGATCAAATGACACCAAAACTGAGCATCCTAACACCAACGATTCCGGGACGCGAAAAGCAACTCAAGCAACTCAGCGAGAAAATAGCATCTCAGATCGGAAACTTCCACGTCGAGCATCTAGCGCTGACTGACAATCGAAGCAGAACCATCGGCGCAAAAAGGCAGGCGCTTCTCGACATCGCACGCGGCGAATACATTTCATTCGTGGATGACGACGACGATGTGTCTGCGGACTACGTTTCAAGCCTTATCGCTGCGATTGAGAAAGGCGCTGATGTCATCACATTTCGGCAGCGTGCGATCTACAACGGCAAGGAAAGCGAAATCGTTTTCGGCATCAACAATCAAGACGAGCAATTCAATCCGGGCGCAATCACCTATCGCGCACCATGGCACATCTGCGCTTGGAAACGTGAACGAATCGTTGATTGCCAGTTTGCCGAATCAAATTATGGGGAGGATCGGATCTGGTGCTTGCAAGCTCGAAAACGAGCAAGGACAGGGCATCACATTGACAGGATACTGCACACCTATCGCCACGATGCAGCCACGACTGCTGCGCCGGAGAGTTGACAAGCCAGCAAAAGCATGGGCTTGATCGACACATTTCTCAATGCATCTGCTGATGAGGTAGACGCAGCATTTGGCACATCAACGATGATCTGCGATGGGCAAACATTCAGCGTGGTAGTCAATGAGCAACGCAAATCCTATGAAGGCGCAATGGGCGGTCTTGAGTCAGACATCCAAGCACAAGCCACTGCTCAGCCGGGGGATGTGACCAATCCAAGAGGGCTGCTGCAAAAACGATGCACAGTGGATGGCATCGCCTACCGAGTCGCCGAGGTATCGGTTGGCACTGTGGCAATTCATTTCGTCTTGGCAGATCCTAACGATTCGCGCTGATGAACATTTCTTTCGATCTGGATCGAGCATCTCGCCGACAAGTTGAGAGGCAGATCATCGAATACGCTCGAAAAAAAGGCACCGACATGGAAGGCGCTATTGATGAGCTTGCAGGACGATGCGCAACGCAACTGGCCAGCAGAATTCAGCCTTATGGGTTGACTGTTTCCAAGATGAAGAAATTCCAACGTAGCATCATTGCTCAGGCAAACCGAGCGATTAAAAACGCCAACCTTTCGCCCGGATCTCAAGGACCGAGTGCTGCACACGAATCAAGGAGAAATCGGAGAGGTCGAGTTTCCAGAGATTTGCAGACTCGCGGAAAATTCCAGCGCGATCCAATCAGCATCGCAGATCGATTGCAATACGCAGAGCAAAAATCAAAGGCTGCTGGATCTGCTAAAGGTGCATGGCTTGAAGCAGGACGCAGAGCATACCCAAAAATCAAAATTGCCAAGTTTTTCAGAGGACTATCGACTGGCGGACTAGCTCTAAAAAGCGGACGAGGAATGAAGCGTGTTGTCGAGTTGACAAACTCTCTTGGTTACATCCGAAGCGTGATGTCAGACAACGATATCAAGGTGGCACTGAATCGCGCATACCGAGGATTCTACAACAATTTGAAACGTGTGATCGATAAGCCATGAGCAATACGAGCCAAAGACTTAAAGCTGCGCTTCGTGGCTATCTGGAAGACTTCAGACCATCTGACGAGATTTCGGTTGTCGATGCCTTACAACGATCCGAGATTGCACTACCGACTCTGGCGATTGGCGTTTCGAGCGTCGAGCCGCACAGCGTTGTGATGCCACACATCAAGCGCTGCGATGTTGAGATCACTTTGAGATGCCATGCAGGTGACGACGACAGCGGAATCGACCAGTGGCTTGATCAAATCGAGAGTTCGCTCAACGATCCATCAGCGATCAAAAATGCCTGCTCATCAGACATCCGAATGGATCACTGGATCTATCAAGGCTGCGAGCAGGAATGGGATGAATCAACCTTTGAGGCTACCTTTTCAGCCGAATGTTTGATTGTCAGAATTTGACATTGAAAGCAGGGCATGGCGACACAATTCGGAACCGCTGCCCCTTTCGGCCTCACCTTTGAAACTGGCGTAATTACCGACAGTCTTGGTTACTCATACAGCAATGAGAACAAGGTGTTGCGCGATGGCGATGGAGACATCACCGGGAAGAGTTACTACAACGAGCAGATCGAAATCTCGATTGCTGGATACATTCCAACTGGCACTCCTTACGCTACAACGCTTGCTGCTGCCATCACTCTTGTGACAGCACCGACTGACTACCTGATCGGAAGTGTCGGAAGCTCGACCATCGTGGAGAGCATCAACCGCACTCACACCATCGAGGATTATCAGCGTATTGAAATCACAGCGATGAATCATCCCGGCATCAGCTAATAGCTGACCTGCCAAAAGAAATGAAGAAATGAAACAATCAATCATGCCGAGATTCGGCATCACGACGATTGACAGTGCCAGCGCATCAACTGCCAATCCAAGGTTGGCTGCAACGATCTACGCCTTTGATGTTCCGCTCTGCGATGAGAATCCATTTACGACCAGCGCCGGGGACGGCATCTCTGGAACGCGAGTAGTCTGGAACTTCAAGCAGAAAGACAAGGCTGGCAACTCACCCAGAAGCATCATCGAGAAATGGAGTGATGGAGTCTGGATGCAACAAAATCCATCTCATCCACTTGCTGCTTGCAAGGCATCATTTGAGTGGCTTGATCGTCTGAAGAATATGCTGGAAATCGGACGCGGACTGAATCGATACGATGGTCCATCTGTGCAGATAACCAACACCAGAAAAGCATCAGTTCTGGCGGCTCTGGATCATCCGCTTGTGGGTTGGAAACGTCATCCAGTAGTGACAACATGGTGCTTTCATCAAGCCGCTGCCGCAGATGCAGCGCTTTACGACGATCCACAACTTTACGGCAAATTGCCGGATGCGAGCATCAGCTATGCAAAGGGAGCGATCATGGGGCATGAAGCCATGATAAAGGCGATCAAAGATGTGCAATTCGCTCGCGTAGAACATCGCGGCAGAGTGGCTATGATTGGCCGTGATGCCGGAGGAGAAAAGCTCAACCAACTCGAAAAAATATTGTTCCGAAAATGAAAACAGACCTCAACGAATCATTCGTAGATAATCCGCCAACTCTCACCTCTGGCGAGCAGATGGCAAACTATTCTCAGCGCATTGCCATCATGGTTTCCCGTGCGATCCAACTGGCAGGCGAGCAATCAGATGCCATGGCAATCGCTGCCTATGTTGCAGTCTCGCGCGGCAACGCAAGACCATCAATCGACGATCTTGAGTCAATCATGTTTGAATTGGCAGACAGTGACGTTGAGTCCATCACTGGATACATGGAGAGAGTGATTGAAAGGAGAAATGCAGCAGAAGTTGATGTGGCTGAATCGCCGGGAAAGTGATCGGGCCGATGTCTGATCCAGCAGACGAGACGGCAGGAATCATTGATTTCTTGGCATCAGAATACGGCTGGACTGTTGACCAAATCATGGAAATACCAATCGATCAGATTGCTCAAATCATGCACGCAATCTTGCATCGCCGAGGAGTTCGGACATTCCGCAAAAACTTAACGAGAGACTCAAACACGCCATCACTGGCAGATCGGCTCAAAGACATCTTTGGAAAAGTTGACACCGCGACAAGTTAAGAATGGCTAAAGGACTCACAGTAAAGGTTCGGGCAGACGCTTCGCAGTTTACCAAAACGATGCGTGGCGTAAAATCTTCACTTGGCGCTTTGAGTGGGCCGATGAAAATTGCCGGGATAACTGCGGCTGCGGCTGGGGCATCTATTCTTGCGTTAGGCTACGGCATTTCTCGCATGATGAAATCAGCCTCACAGGAAGCGGCTGGATTTGAGACTTTATCCACTCAACTGGAGGTTTTAACTGGTAGTGCCGCAAATGCCAAAAAACTACTGGATGAGCTTACTGAGTTCGGCGCGACCACTCCACTTGAGCAAGGTGATCTTCAACAAGCAAGCAAGACGCTTCTAGGTTTTGGTATTGAGCTAAAAAACATCATGCCAACTCTCAAAATGTTGGGCGATGTTTCAATGGGCGATGGTCAGAAATTGCAGCAACTTGCGCTTGTTTTTGGTCAGATTTCTTCAGCAGGACGCTTGATGGGTGGTGATGTTTTGCAGCTAATAAATGCAGGATTCAACCCATTGGTGCAAATCTCAAAGCGCACTGGAGAATCGATGCTGGATCTCAAAAAACGGATGGAGGATGGAGCAATCTCAGCCGATGAAGTCACCCAGGCATTTCGAGATGCCACATCAGAAGGCGGCTTGTTCAACGGAATGCTTGCCAAGGTAGCGGATACAACTCAA